GAGAACATCTGGCTGGATCTCACGAATATATTCTCTTAATGCTCGAGAGTCTCGAGCTAATAAAGCAGTATCAACAAATTCCCTAATATCTTTTTTCTCTCTTAACCCATTTACTGAGGTAATAATATACTTCATTCTGGTGGAAATTTCTGGGGATGAGTCTTTATTAATTTTTTTAAGTCCCTCTAATTCACGGTTAATATCTTGCTCATCTTTATGTGTTAAAAGCTTGAAGGTGATCTGGTTATCCGAATGGGGTAATTTAAAGATAAATTCGTTTGTACGCGATGAATATAATTTTTCATCTAATACTTTGTTTTCAAGTTGAGATAAATCTACTGTATGAGATTCTCCAAGATAATCAAATGTATATTCTGAACCATAACCTAAAATGCGGGCTGCAATCATAATTGCATTTTTGTCTCCAATAAGTAATTCATCGTAGTTGATTGGGGAAGCAATTAAAGACTTTAAAAGCTTATCAAGTACTGTTCCGTTTTTAATATACGATTGATTTGTTAAAATATCTTCTTCTTTAGCAGTCATATACTTCATTTTGATAGTACCTTTTGCTAATTCAGAATTTTGGGGATAAAGTAAGCCTTTAGACGGCAATTCGATTTCCTCAACGGGTAAACTAAATTTTTCTTCCATAATTTTTATTTGTTATAACTTAATTGTCTTATATACATATATTAAAGAGAAGTAATATTATCAGGATTTATACTGTATGATAAAACTCCTGGTACCTTTAATATTTCACTTCTAACTTCCATCATTTTTGAACGATCAAATCCACCTTTTGTAATCCAAGGGTGACCATCTACTTTAATAGTTAATATAGTTTGAAACTTTTCTGTATCTTGTTCATTATACGCCATAGGTTCTTTTGAAGACGCTACCGTAATACCCGGAATTGAACGAATATCTGAAAATATTTCTTTCTGGGGGCGTTTCTTAATATTGGTGATAATCATCCCTACCATTTTATATTTATCTTGGTATTCTTCGTTAAGAGTTCTTTTTAACTCTTCTTTCACTAATTGGCGTAAATTATCTAATTTCATACGGTTATAAATATTATATTATCTAATAAGATTAATGTTTCCTGTAAATGAGTATTTAATTCCATTATTATCACCTCCAAATTTAATACTATAGACATATGTTCCTGTGGGGCATAATCGTCCTTTATAGGTTCCATCCCAACCTACCTCGGCATTACGAGTTTCAAAAATCAATTCACCCCAACGATTATATATAGATGCTTGAAAATCATAAGGATCAAATCCACTTGTAAATATAAATTCTAAAGTATTATTGTGTTCATCCCCATCAGGAGTAAAAGTATTTGGAACATAAAAAATTAATTCGGGACATTGTACTATATTAATTGTAGCAGATTGTGGATCTGAAACACATCCATTAGCCCAATGAGTTGCTGTTATTGTATAAATTCCTGCAGAATCCCATCCTATAGTTTGGGTAAATATATCTTGTTGGTAAGTTTGTCCATACCATTCCCATACATTATATCCTGCAGGGGTTCCAAGGGCGCTCCAAGTAATAGTTGCTGTTTCTAATTCACATAATTCAAAGAAAGCATTATATGGAGTAATAGAATCTAATAAAGGTTTAGGGTACACTGTAACTAGTGTTGAGGTATTAAAGGTACATCCACTTAAAGTATATTCATAAGTAATTGTATTTGTTCCTACAGCATTTGCAGGGTTAAAATAATTGTTATTTACACCTATACCTGAAATGATTCCTCCTGTAGGGTTTACTGTTAATAGTGTACTATCATCATATTCACAAAAAGGTCCTATTGGTTGAATAGTTGGAGTTATATCTAATATAAATAAATCAAATAAAGCAGGATCACCAATACATCCATTTGCTTCCGGAGTAACTGTAACTCCACTAGGGGTAAATCCAGACGCAATTCCACTCCAATCAACTACAATACTGTCTGTACTTTGGCCAGATATAATAGTACCAATTGAACTCCAGGTATAATTTACTCCGGGTTGTGAAGTAATAGAATATATCTCATCAGTAGAACCTACACATATTGTATCAGATGATATAATAGGACTAACTGTTGGGATAGCAAAACCAGGCATTACAAATACAGTATCAGGTCCAGGACCCGCCAATGAGTTGCAAGTAGCCCATCCTGCATTGCAAATAGGATAAACAAAACGGCAAGTGTATTGAGCTCCTGCTGCAGGAGGGGTAACGTTAATAGTAGATCCTGTTCCAATCGGGAGTGGATTTCCTACTTGATACCAAGTTAGTACTGGATTAACTGTAGGGCCATTTGGGGTCCATCTCCAAGCATCATTATTTGCTACCCATGCTGTTGAATTTCTACCAGGGACAGTTATCCCAATAGTTCCTGCAGCATTATGGATACCTTCAACTGCTGTACCGCCTGACCATTGTAGACATGCAGGTTTATTTTGGATATAGTTTTCAATTACATTAGTTGATTCATAAATTACAATATGAAATGTTCCTTGATTACCTGTACAGCTAAACATAGGTACACCTACCCAGCTTACTGTTAATTTTCTACATGGAGCTACTCCTGTTGTTTGGTATCTAATTTGACCTCCTAATCCAGGGTGCCAATCTTGCCACGGACCCATGATACAATTCTTAGGCACTGAAGGGTTTCCTGTTGGTATGGTTTGTGAAGTAAATGTTGTAGGTTGGCCTCCAGAAAAAGATATCCATCCATTTGAACCAATGTAAAATTGAGTATAAGTTGATCCAAAAAAACAAAAGTTAAATCCTATGTTAAATGGACCCTGTTGTGAGTCATCGGTCATAGATATACTAGTACCTGTGTTAGTTTGAGCCACATAAGAAATGTTAGTAACAACATAATCTGTTGTTTGTTTAGGGCCTATACCACTAGGACCACATTGACTTAAATCTGCAGTTAAAGTAGTTGTTCCAACACCACAAGGTAACATTTGATCAGGGCCTAAAAAAGGACAATATTGACTATATCCTGTAAAAGTCAATAAAAGAAATACTAGTAAATTTTTCATAGGACTCAACATATAAAAAGAAAATAAAAGCCCCAAGTATAAATTGGAGCTCTTAATATATTATTTAATTTAATATTAGAAGTTCAAGATACAGTAGTCAGGTTGTACTGTTACTTGGATATTAACTGCTGTTCCGTCATCATCCCAGTTGTAATCTCCAAAGTTAACTTCTGTAATCATAGCTCCTTTAATTACCCATTCGTTAACGATATCACCTACAGGACCTAAACCATTGAATGTAATATCTTTCTTATAGAAATCAGAATAACCATCACGACCTGTTACAGATTCGTGATGTAAACGAACCCATTCCATTACTGTTTGAGCACCTGAAGGTGTGATTGCTTCATACATCGTAAACTGGATAGTTCCCCAAGTGGTTTTTCCTTTCACATAACGTTGAACGTTGATGTGGTTAAGAGCAACTGCAGTTTGAGATAATTGAATAGCTCCCATCCCTTTTACCAAATATGATGGAACTCCATCCATATAAAGAATAAAACGGTTTGTTAGTCTAGGTTCAAACGCTGTATAGAAGATTTCGTTCGGATTTAAAATTGCCATTTTCTTTTTATTTTAGTTTCGTTTTATTATAAATATTGAGCCCTTAAACTTTTATCCAGGAAATTCTGCTCCTGTTGGTAACAAGATGAAATCTAGGGAAATAAATTCTGCTGTGCGTGTTGGTTGGATATAAATCTGTCCAATTAGTTGGTTTTGGTCAATTACATCTGGGCCATTATTTGAATCATCCATTACTACTCTAAACGCATACAATCCTTGTTTTTGTTGGATGATTTCTAAATACGGAGTAACTTTAGCAATAAATGAAGTTCTAGTTGCATTTGTATTTTGTTCAAATACTACAGTATCAGCAATTTGACGAATATATGATTTCAAATCAATCATTAAACGTCTTACGTTTACACGGTCAAGAGCAGATGATTCTTTTTGTAATGTTTTCTGTCCAAATACTACAACACCTTGTTTAGGTAATGTTGCTAATGGGTTAACATTATTTGAATACAATGCGTCTTTATTTGCTTGTGATAATTTGTATTGAGCTTGCAATACTGTACCTAATCCACCGCGGTTAATACCTGCAGGTGCGAACCATGGAGCAGCTACTTTATCGTTAAATGCATATACACCTGGGATTACTGTTGAAGCTGGGGCCCAAACATGTTTTCCAGTTCCAGAATCAATAATACGAACCCAAGGCCAATATGTTGCAGCATATGAGTTATCTCTAGATTGAGCTTGTGTAGTTGCATCTGTTACAGTACTATTAAAATCTACTAAATCTAGTACATATAAACTGTCTCCTCTAGATGTTGTATTTGTAATAATATTAGTAACTTGCGCTGTATGAGTATCACTTAATAATCCAGGTGTAAATAATACATTGAATTGGTATGCATCCGCATTTCCAAGCAATGCAATCATATTGTTATAATCTGATCCTGCTAATCCTTGTGTATTTGTTGAAATATTATCATATAAATTGATTGTATTGTTTACTGTACCTGTAGCTCCTGTAAATGAACCACTTCCGTTGATTGGGAGAGAAGCTGTATAAGCTGAGACTGCGATTCCATTCCCATCAAAATAATTTGGGGTTGGAGAGTTTACTGATTTAACTCGGACATATCTAGAAGAATTAGGGTAGTTTCCAGATAATTCCATTTGATTAGTTGAAGAATTATATGTTAAAACTTGATCCCCAATTACTTTAGCTACATATCGATTTGAGTTTGGATCTAAATTTACTCCATTAAATGATTCAAGGACAATCTTATTTACATTATTGTCATTTCCTTGTCTAACTACTAAGTTAAACGTACCTGATCCTGTATTTGTATTAGTAATTTCCCATCTAACATTATTTGCTGAACCTGAAACTAAAGCTCCTGATGTTTCGGATCCTGAGTTGTTCATAATAATTCCTTCAGAAAGGGTTTCAAGTACAAATGCTATATCATTAACGTTATTAGTACCTCCAGAAAGTGTTCCAACTAATATTCCTGTATTGCCATACCATCCATCTTTATAGACCCCAACACCGTTTAATGAAGTACCTCCATTAATTGATTTAATTGTTAAGTTAGGAGCTGAATAACTTGCTGTGAGTCCAACAGATCCCTTAAGATCAAATAATGGATCGTTAATAGCTGAAACAACAGCATTGATATAGTTAGTAAAGTTGTCATTAGTTGTAACTCCACTAGAAGTATAATATAAATCTGTAAGGTTTGAGAAGAAGTTAGTATTAACATTATTAGGGATAACATAAAAATCATTAGTTGCCGTAGCTATTCTAATTCCTGTATATGAACCGGTAGATGATCCTGTAATGGTTGTAGAAACATTAAATGTTAGTGATGCTGTATTTCCTGTTGTTAAAGTTAATCCATTTTGAATATTTGTACTTACTGCAGGGGTGTAGGAACCTGAGGCTACACGGGCTACAAGTAATGAAGTACCTCCATAATTGAAGTAATTAGCAGCAGCAATTGAAGTTAAATAAGAATATGAGTTACCTCCACTAACAAATGTATCTCCAAACAAATTTACATAATCAGAGTATGAAGTTACTAATGTTGGGGTTTCAACAGGACCCTTAACTGCAGGTCCGATAATAGCTGCACCTGCTTGTACAGGTTGGCCTGTTAAAAATGTGTTATCTATTTCACTAATCGCTACTCCAGGGGAAACTGTAAATTTTGCCATTTTATCTTTTTATTATAAATATTGATTTTTCTTTTAAAATCTAGGTTAAGCAGGGAAAGTTGCACCTGTAGGTAATATGTTAAAGTCTAGTATAATGAATTCAACAGTTTTGGTAGGTTGCAAATAAATTTGTCCTATCAATTGGTTATTATCTATTGTTGTAGGTGTATTATTCGATTCATCCATTATAACTCTAAATGCTGTTAAACCTTGTCTTTGTTGAACAGAAGCTAAATAAGGATTTACTTGTGATAAGAAATTATTACGAGTAGTTACTGTATTTTGTTCGAATACTAATGTATCTGCTACTTGTGAAATGTAATTTTTAAGTTCAATCAATAAACGTCTTACATTTACACGATCAAGTGCACTTTTTTTCTTTTGTAATGTCTTTTGACCAAATACTACTACACCTGTATTAGGGAAAGTAGCAATTGAGTTAACATTGTTTTCGTATAATAAATCTCTATTCCCTTGAGTCAAGTAACGTTCTGCTCTAATAACATTACTCATTACTCCACGGTTAATTCCAGCAGGAGCAAACCAAGGTTCAGCAGCTCTATCATTAAAAGCATAAACCCCAGGAATCATTGTTGAAGCAGGAACCCAAACTTGGCGACCAGAATCAGGATCAATTGTTTGAACCCAAGGCCAATAAGCAGCTGCATATGATGTATCATAAGTTAGAGCATTTGTTGTTACAGGTAAAATATTTGAACCATATCCTACTAAATCAACTAATGTCATTGAGTCTCCTCTACTTTGTACTACACTTAATAATTGAGTTACAACTGACACATGTGATGAAAAATTTGTCCCATCAGCAATTAATCCAGGAGCTGTAATTAAATTGTATTTATATGCATCTTTATTTGAAAGTAAAGAAATTGATTCTGTATATGCCGATGGAGACATACCCTGGATATTTGTATTGGAGATATTTTCATAGTATGCTCCTGCTACTCCTGTTGGTATATTTTTTCCTTCAGCTCCTCCAAATACACCTAAAGATGAAGTTGGAATTGAACCAGTATATTGTGATTTTGGGTTCCCAGTATTATCGAAATAATTTGGTGTTGGAGTATTTACTTGTCTAACACGAACATAACGAGATTGATTTCTATATTCTCCATTTAATTGAACATAATATTCACCATTATCTTGTTGAATAACTTCAGATTGGTTACCAATTACTTTTTCAATATAATTTGAAGCAAATGGATCTAATGATAAATTACTCCAACTTTCTAAAATTGAAGGTGAATTTGTTGAATCATTACCTTGACGAATAATTAAAGTAAATGTTCCATTGTTTATGTTTGGTGAAACAATCTGCCATCTATAGTTATCTGCTGTACCATTTTCTAAAGTACCATTAGCGTATAATGTACCTGAGCTGTTCATCATTTCTCCTTCTGATAGGGTTTCTAACACAAATGCTTCTGTATTAGTTCCTCCAGAAAAATATGTTGTAGTACTTCCAGAAACTACATATTGAGAATTTCCAATCAATCCATTTGATCCAATATAAGTAAATGTTATATTAGGAGATGAAAAACTTGATGAAATATATGGTAATGAAGCACTATATGGTGCAACAGAACTACTAACATTAAATACTGCTGAAGAAGTAGCTACATAATTTGCAACTGTTGAAGCAGCAAATGATGATGTATTTAAATAAATTGTTGTTGATGTATTTGTTTGAGTAGAACCAGTATAATATAATGTAATTCCATTTACGTTTAATGAAGCTGATCCTACTGCTGCTACACTAGCAGATATATAAGTTAAATTAACAGTTACTGATGCTGAAGTAGCTACATTTGATGTAGGGATTACTGAAGAGGTAGCTGGGGCGAAGTTACCACTTACAATTCTTGTAACAAGCAATGAATTACCTCCATTAGTAAAGTAATTATATGCTGAAATTGATGTTAAATAAGAATATGTTTGGCTACCACTTAAAAAAGTAGAGCCAAATTTACTTAAATAATCACTATAAGTTGTACATAACGTAGGGATACCTACTTTACCTTTTACTGTTGGTCCTACAATAGCGGCGCCCGCTTGAATAGGTAATTGAGTAATAAATGATTGATCGTTCTCTATAGCTAATACACCAGGTGATACAATTGTTTCTGCCATTTGTTAATATATTATTTTATTATAAATATGGTGTATTTTAAACTAAATTAATCTAATTTAGTAATTTCACCTGTTTCTGGGTTAAGATTGGATCTTCCGTATTTTTCAAATATAGATGCTGTAAATTCTGTTTCCTTACTAGATATTTCAGTTAAGAATTTTTTAGCATTTTCATAACGGTTTTCAATTTGGATTTTAATTAATTCGATTTCACCCAATTCTAAAACTAATGCTTGAGTTGATTCTTGAATACTTTGTAATTCTTTTAATTCTTCAGTTGTTAAAAACTTCTTTTCTGTAACGATTCCCATAATTTATTTTAATTAGATTTTATTATAAATATGTTATTTTCCTTGGGAAACATATGCCTTAACATAATTTTTACTACTTTTACTTTTACTTTGTTTAGTTTTAGCATGAACTCCCTTACGTTTTACTCTTGGTTTTTTTCTAAAAGAACTTACTGTGTTGGTTTTTAATTTTGCTGCCATTATATATTATTTAAATTATTAACTGTTTCTATTCCTATAATAACCTGAGCTTTGCTGTTATATTTTTTAAGAGCTGTTAGTTCTTTTTGTATTGTGTCCGGGATAATATATCCTGAGAGTTTAATTGTGAATGTTCCTTTTACAATTCTATTTGAAGAATCTGAAACTTCTATTATTGTAGAGTATGAGTCAACAGATGCTTTAAATTTAAAACGTTCAGGATCACCCCAATATGAATCTGAAGCATAATTGACTGCTTCAATAATCTTATTTAATTGTTCGTTATAGTAGGTTTGAATAGCACAACTATAGGTTAAAGTAACATAATCAGGTACTACATTAACTATAAATTGCTCTACAGGTTTTCTATTAGTTAAAACACTAAAATTAGAATATGCATTTTTATTATCATATACTTTTTTCCATGAAGTATATAAGTGTGGATAATTAGCATCTAATTTATTAGCTAAAGAACGATTTTTATCTATTGTATCTCTTTTGAACATGATCAAAGGAGCCATAATAGCGCCATTTTTATCTTTATAATATCCGTCTTTTTGTACCGATTTCCACCTTTCCGGAGCACCATAGATAACAGGAACTGCTATTCGAACACCATTTTGTATTACTGTTGGGCGGATAACATTTTGAAAATAAAACATTATAGATTCGTCTATATCTTGTAAACCTACTGTAAATTGTTTAGTAGTATCGTCTTTAAAAGACATTTGTTCAGAACGATTAAACTCTATCCCATTTTGTTCATTTTGAGTAAATTGATCAAAATTAGATGGAATATTAGGATTACCTAAAGATTCTCCACTTTCCGGAAAAACATAAGGATCTACCAGACTATTTGAAATCTCTTTTTGAGATTTAGGATTAGGTTTTCTAGTTCTAGGCTTT